AGCGCTGTGGCTGCTGTGACCTTTGTTACATCTCCGGAAACAGCGTTTTTTAAGGCGTTGATCTCATCCCGGAAACTGTCTGCCTGAGAAAGCAGCTCGTTCGTTTCTTTGTTAAAAAGGATCGGGTCGATGATGCCCTGTGTCATGAGCTTTGTCAGCGTCTCGCGCTTTTCTGTGTTCTGCGCCAGTAGGGTCTGTATTTCCTGAATGCGCCGAAGCGAGTCATCAGACGAAGTGTTTTTCAATGCGTCCACATATGGTTTTAGGATGATCCTGTGCGCATAGACCAGCTTGTTCATCATGGTGACGAAAGCCTGCTTCAGATCATCGTCTTTTACAAAAAGCATGTGGCATTTATCTTTATCCTTGATGTGGGTACTGCAGCACCATGCGGTGTATTTGTATCCGGTGCAGCTGTGTATCCGGCGCTTAAAGGTATCGCCGCACTCGCCGCAGATGATCTTCCCGGAGAAGGTGTAGCGATTCTGGTATTTGTCGCTCCCTTTGACGACACCTTTTTCCGTTGCCCGCTGGTGAATAAAAGCGTGAGCAGCTTCAAAGTCCTCCCGGCTGATGATTGCCTCGTGATGATCCTTGACCATGTACTGTGTCTGCTCGCCGTGATTGTTGTGCCGGACAAAGCGTGAATCCGAGTACGTTTTCTGGAAAAGGCAGTCGCCGACATACTTCTCATTGGAGAGCATCCCGCGAATGGTTGTGGCTGTCCAGCGTCCGTTTCGCTTGGTAGGAATGCCGCGCCGGTTCAGGTCATCCGCGATGGCGTGGGTGCCTTTGCCGGAGAGCAGCGCTGCGAAGATTTCTTTTACCACAGCCGCCTGCTCCGGATTAATTACCATCTGCTCGCCATCCCAATCGTAGCCGTAGGGTGGGTAGCTGACTTTATAGGTGCCGCTCTCAAAGCGTTTCTGGATTGACCACTTGCTGTTTTCTGATATGGAAACAGACTCGCCTTCGGCCATGCTGGAGAGAATTGCCAGAAACAGCTCGCTCTCCATTGAGCCGGTGTTGATATTTTCCTTCTCGAAATAAATCGGAATGTGCAGGGCGAGCAGTTTTCTTACCAGTTCTAAGCAGTCCGTTGTGTTCCGGCTGAAGCGGCTGATGGATTTTGTGATAACAAAGTCCACTTTACCGGCCTTGCAGTCGTCAATGAGTCGTAGGAGCTCCGGGCGCTTGTCCTTCTTGGTGCCAGTAATGCCTTCGTCGTAATAGAGTCCAGCGAACTCCCAGTCATCACGAGATGTGATGTAATTTTCGTAGTGGGTTTTCTGTGCCTCAAGGCTTTCAAGCTGGGCATCGGAATCCGTAGAGACGCGGCAGTAGGCGGCTACCCTGATCTTCTTGAGTTTAACTTTCGAGCTCGCTGTTTCTGCGATTTTCGTGACTTTTTTCAAGGGAAGTCCCTCCTTTCCGTACGTCTATACATCACTCTAAAGCGACTACATATCAAGGGATTTTCGGCATTATTTCCGCGAACAAGGGAGAGAAAGTTTCGCGATTGATGGCGGTTAATTTGTTAAATTCAGCCACAGAAATGAGGCCGTCATCGAGCATCTTCTTTGCGATTGTCTGTGCTCTGCGGTAGTCCAGATCGCCCTGAATCCGCTCCTGCGTGAAATATCCAGATTGAACATTTGTGATTTCGTCTGTCATAACATATCCACCTCCAGTTTCCACTGGAGATGAACTGCCTTTTTGAGCGGAGGAAAATAAAAAAAGCCTGCGGGCATTCCGAAGAACACTCGCAGGCATAGCAGATTGGATATTCAGTTATTTCACTCTGATCTTCCAGCCGGTCAGAATAAGGTTGACGTTTTTGATGAGCGTCGGGTTGAGCTTCTGGATCGCCGAAACCGTGGTGCTGTATTTCTTAGCAATTCCGGAGAGGGTATCACCGCTTTTTACGGTGTAGTAGACAGGAGTAGATTCCTGCTTTTTCACCAGAGCATTGACCTTTGCCTGCACAGCAGAATAATCATACCCGGCAGCGGTGAGGCGTTCTTTGCGGTCAGTTCCGTTTCCCCATTTGCCGTCCAGCACCTCCTGCGCCAGCTCATCTACGGTCTTTGCCGGAGTGACCGGAGCAGGAGTGGCAGGCTTGCTGTCATCGGACACAGCCTTTGTAAAGCCGTTGAAGCCGCCGTTCTGGATAATGGCAGGATAATCCACATAGGCGTAGTCCATATCCACATTACCACTGATGCCGTCAACAGAACCCTTGGAAGAATACTGCCATATGCCGTAGTCGCCCTTATAGGAGCATTTGCTCGCATACTGCGCTACCCAGTGAGCGTATGGCGTGAGTTTCGTGTCATCCATGCGCTCCTTGAAACCGGAAACAGCGGAGCCATAGATCCCGACGAAGTATCCGGCATCTTCCATAGTTTCACAGAAAGCAATGGTGGCCTCAGTGATTCCGGCCTTGGCAGAGGCAGGCTGCGCTTCGTTATCCATGTAGACCGGGTATTCCAGCTGCTTGCCCTTCAGGATTTGCAGGAAGCGCTCGGCATCTGCTTTTCCGGCGGCAGCAGTCACGCAGTCCTTTCCGACAAAGTAATAAGCGCCGATGGGAATACCGGCAGCCTTCGCGCCTTTGTAATTTGCTTCCCATTTGCTGTCCGTATAAAAACCGGCATCGGAGCCGCCAGCTTTGATGATGGCAAACTCGATACCGGCCTTTTTGACCTTATTCCAGTCAATGGTTCCCTGCCAATGACTGACGTCGATTCCTTTTCTCGTCATGTTATTTTTCCTCCTCATCGTGACGGTCGTGGAGCTGCTCCAAGACCTCCTTTAATTTCTCCGGTACCGGCAGGCCGAGGTGTGCTGCGTTCTCCGTCAGCGATAGTCCTTCATTGGACAGGTAGAAGAAGATGATCGCCGTGCGGAGCACTCCCGGATGGCTGAGTACCTGAACATCAATGACGTTTCCGATGCCTACCAGCAGGAAGATCAGCACCTTGCGGCAGATTCCCTTAAAGCCGACCTCGCTTGAGAGCTTTTTGTCTGTGATGGCACACATGATGCCGGTAAGGTAATCGCAGGTCACAAAGATCACAAGTGCAATCAAGAGCCCGTCACAGCCGCCAAGGAAATAGCCAAGCCAGCCTCCGACAGCGGCAAATACCAGTTGGATCGTGTTCCAGAATTCTTTCATGAGAAAATCCCTCCTTTGTGCAAAATAAAAGCCGCCTGCATTTTGCAGACAGCCTCGTGAACTGTATCCGTGTATGAAGTTATATCTGTTTCGGCAGTGCTTCCCAGAGCCGCATATCCTCCTGTCCCAGCGACCACATGGCAAAGCCTCGCACTCCCCAGCGGTAGGCTGCTTCGTTTGCCCAGTAAACGAGCGAATCCACATCCTGATAGTAGAGGATGGAAAAGCCGTCTGCGTCTCCGAGAAAGAGCCTTGCTATCCAGATGTTGATATCCTTTGGCGTGATGGTCACCGTATAATCGTTCCCACAGGTCAGGGCAAGCTCATGGGAGTGGTAGAACTCATAATCCAGAGAAATGCTCTCGCTGCGTGTCGCATCCTCCTCGATATCCGAGGTCAGCGTAAACACCTGAAATTCCGTATCCCATGTGGCGTTCGACCGGCTGATCCTTCCATACTGCGTAACTGTGCCATCCGGGAAGGTAACATCAAAGCGCTCGTAGGGCTCGTAAGTCCATGCATCGCCAAGGCGGAGCAGCTCGCAGACCGTCCGGTTATCTGACCGGTATCCGGCATAGCCTCCGGAAAAGCCGCTGACCGTAGCTGTGAAGCGAAGCGTATAGGAAGAACCGGAATAAACACGCGCCTTGTTTCCACGGATACGCAACTCGACCGTGTACATGGATGGATCGGTACGCAGGTCTGCATTTGCTGTTCGCTCTATGGTCTGGCTGTAGCTGCCAAGGAGCGTGCTGCCGTTATAAAGCTCCACAGCCTGAGAATCATAATTTAGGCAGCAGAACAGATCACCACAGAATACTCCGGCTTTGCCACTTCCTGTCACAGGAAAAGCCAGCCTTGCCCGCAGGTGAATATCGGAAAAACCATCGTATCGCCATGCGAGCTTTCCGGAGCCGTCAAGCTGGGAGTAAACGCGGCTTTCGGAATATTCATCCTCGCGCCATACAGTCCAAGAGCCTGAAAGCGTCGTCCAGTAGTTTGTTTGCAGCACACCGTAGTCCCGGAAATCCTCATACCAGATAAGGGCAGAGTCCGGCTTTCGCCTCAGCATTTCGCAGGTGAGCTTGAAAGCTCTGTCCGGCTGACACTCGTTGCCGTCCACGTCGATAAAGTGGCGTGGAGAGAGCGTAAAGGTCGCAGTGCCCGCAGAGGGAGCCTCCGAAAAGCTGCTGCAAACACGGTAGCCATAAAACTGTACGCCTTTTACATCCACGGATATCACGATGGTGTGCGTACCGGCAGAGAGTGAAATGCTGCTGGCGAGCGTCGTCCAGAAGGTGTTTCTCCAATATGGCCACCAGAGCCTGCTTTCCGTAAAATGCGTCGTGTTGCCGTCAATCGAAACATAGATGCCGTTTTTATCCCAGAAGGGATAGCAGAGGCGGATGGCGATGTCGTAAGTCCCGGCGCTTGATACGGAAAAGGTATATGTGGCAGAGCCAGCGTCACCGAGAGTGGCCACGCCGTTTTCAAAGGACACAATGCCTGAGTAAGAGCTTGTCGTTCCATCCGCATCCACATAGATGGTGCCGAACTCTGTGTGTTGCTCTTTGCTGTAAGCCGTCAGGTAATGCCTCCTGTTATAGGTTCCGTTCATCAGAGGATACTCATAGCTTGTGGCATCTCTGCCTTCCATGAAGTCGTAGACTTGCGGAAGCGCCCAAGGCACCATATCGTAGTCATCCCAATATGCGATGATCGGGATGAAGGGCTGCGGAGGAGCATCGTCCGTGAAGTTGTATTGTCCGGTCATCCAGTTCTTTGCCGCGTAATAGGTATTTGATGTGCCGCGATAGGTTTTACCGAGGTTTGCAGGAAGGTCATAAATCTGCCAGTTCCAGCCGTATGCAGGAAGGCCGAAGAATATCTTCTCCGGATTCATGACTGTGACCGCATAGTCGTAAATGCCCTCCAGCCAGTCCCTTGGAGAGACGGCTCCGGGAGCAGAGCCTGCCCACGCCATGCCATAGCTCATGATGGCCGCCGTATCGCAGTAAGCGTTGAGGTCGCCGTAAACGCACCAGTTCTCGCCGCCGACCGAGCCGTTGATGGAATTCATACCCGGCAGGCAGATGTTTATGAGTTTGCTGTTATCATAGCCTTTTACTGTGTTATAGATATTCCGAAACATTGCCGTAGAGGCAGCGTGCGTGGAATACCCGTCGCCCTTCTCAAGGTCGATGTCGATGCCGTCGCACCACGGGTATTTTTCCATAATGCGGACGATCTCCGAAAGGAAGGTATCTTGAGCGCCGTCGGTGTTATCCCGGAGAGCAGCAAAGATACTGTTCGTGCCATCGTTGGATATCGTCAGCAGCCATTTGATATGCGGCCATCGGTTGATGTAGGTCAGCATATCGGAAATGGCCACGCCGCTTTCCGTGATGACACCGGTGCGCGATACCTTAAAAGAAAAGAGACCTACCTGTGAGAGGCGGTCTCCATATGCGGCAAGTGCCTGATACATTCTGGAATTGCCCATGAATGTCCAGACCATGCACTTGCGGCCTTTCAAATAATCATAGCTCACAGGGTATCACCTCCGTCCTGCATTTCCTGAAACTCAACATAGATGCGTGCAGACTTTTTATCTGCCACAGTAATCGGGTGCTTGCTGTCACCGGCAGCAGAGTATTGGAAAAAGCCGTCCTTGGATGTTGCAGAGCCGTTCTTCAGGCACTCCCTTGTAGAGGCAAAAAGGTCAAATTCATCACCGGCAGCAGCCGCTGCTTTGAAAGTTGCCTTATGAGCACCTTTACCCAGCGCAAGCGATATACACCCGGCAGCCATCGCCTGAATCGGATAGACCTTGTAGTCAAGACCGGCAGCAGTGGTACCGAGATTGAAGATGACGCAGGTAGCAGCGGAGCGGACGATACCGTTATAAAACCTCTTTCCGTCTGTAGCAT